AAGAAGAAGAGGAAGAAGAAGAAGAAGAGGAAGAAGAAGAAGAAGAAGAGGAAGAAGAAGAGGAAGAAGAGGAAGAGTTGACCGGTGAACAACTCAATGAAATGGATTTTGAAGAATTAGAAGATATTTGTGAAGATAAATCACTTGATACTGACCCTGATGATTATGATGAGGACGAGGTTGAAAAGTTGAGAAAAGCAGTTGCAAAAGAATTGGGTATTAATCTCCCAAAAAAGCAAGAGAAAAAATCCAAAAGTAAGAAGGGTAAAAAATAATAAGACTATCAATTATCGTTCATAATTTAGTATTCATAAAAAATCCAGAGGGGTTAATAAAAGAACACTGATACCTGTAGAATTCATATCGTTCCTATTTAATTCAAGTTTTAACCCCTCTGGATATAAAAAGTAGACCATTTATTAAATAACAATAAAACAAAAAAAATTATGGCAATTAAGAAAAAAGTTACAAAAGAAGTTAATGCTGCTGAAGCAGAAAAAAAGGCAGCAAAAAGGAAAGCTCGTTTGGAAGCTATTAAAAATCGTCCTGAAGGACAAAGACCCAATGGGAAACAAATTGATGTTATTGAAACCGGTAATGGGGTAGTAAAAAATTATGGATATCCCCTAAAAAACAAAGATGGACACCAGGGAGTATTGGTAACATCAGTTTTGGAAACCAAAGATGGTCAAGTAGTTTCTACTTCAGTAACATTTGTTCCTGGTAAATTTACGGTAAAAGCCAAAAAAGGACATGGAACTATTTGCACAGCAAAAACCAAAAAAGATAAAGCTTCTGAAGAAACAGAAAATGATGAGGATTAAAAAATCCATATAAACCTCTCTTTTTGTTCATATAGTTAAGTTTTAGTTTTGTAAAGCTTGCCCTATTTAGGTTTAACTTATTTTCCTAAATAGGGTTTTTTTATTTATTAAGGTTATTATGGATAATAAACTAGATGATATAGAAATTTTATACTTTGCAATCTGTAATCAAATAGGATTATATAATTCTTTTCTAGAAGATAATAAAAATAACCTTTCAAAAGAAGATATTGAATTTTCAGAATATATAATTGCAAGGTCAATGGAGATAAGGGATAATATGGAAAAGAATTTGGAAAACAAATTTGATTTAGATGTGGATAAACCAATAAGTAGACCAAAATGGACAGAGGAAAGTATGTAATGTCAGTAAGGAATTTAATTCTTAGTATAATTGACCAATCTAAGGAATTAAAATCCCTGGAATTGGAGTTATCCAAAACCAATAATCTTGGTAAAAGAAATTCTTTGATAAAATCAAAGGTATTTAAGTTAAAGAAATTAAAACATACTATGAGTACCATTGATAGGATTGTCAATGGGAATATAATAACAATTAGGTATTCATTAGATGAACAGGTATTTCAAAGAAAATTTGTAAATATATCAAAAAGAGATGTAATACTTCTGTTAAAATTGACTAATTCAAATCATAAAATTAAAATCCTAGAAATCAAGGAGGAATTTACCAAAGAAAGTTTAATAAAACTATAAGATATAAAATTTAGAATCGAATCCTATGGAATTTAAAACCTTAAAAATATCACCAAAAACAGCAGTTTTAGAATCTGTTAGGGCTCAAACTAAATTATTTAGATATGTAAGGGATAATAATTTAGAATCAGCAAAAGCAAATCTAAATCACCCAATACATGGTCCTATCATTAAAGAATATTTAAGAATCATACAATATGGTAATAATAAAATAAATGAGTTAGAACAAGAGATTATGAAAACAAAAAAAGAAAAGAAAGCTAAGGAAAAATTAGCAAATGAAGTTAAGGTTAAAAAAAGTGACAAAAAACTTAAAAAACCAGTAGTAAAGGTTGAACCTTCTAAAAATCGGGTATTTACAACTTATGATTATCCCACCATTGATGGGAAAGAACTCTCTTCAGATTTGAAAAAGAGATATAGGGCAAAAATCAGAAGTTTGATTAAATCCCAAATGACTAAAGAGGAAGCAACTAAAAGAGCAACTGCTTTTATCAAGGAAGAAAGTACAAAACCCAAAGATATAAAGAAGCAGGAACCCGACAAGGAATCAAAAAGCAAGGTTGGAAAATCAGAGAAAAAAGACAAGGTTTCTAAGAAAAAAGATTTACAGCCTAAGGATTCTTCAAAATCCAAAAAATCCAAAGATAAGCCTAAAAAAAAGGTAAAAAAGGAAGAGGATTAAATAAAGGATTTTGTGGGACCAAAATAGGAAAAGGTATAGTGGATAATCCTGCAATTCACTATACCTTTTTTCATTGACTAACCCAGAATTTTTATTTGCATAATTAAATTATTAAATTTATATTTGCATTGAAATAAAAATAAAAAGGAAACAACTACTATGGCAAAAATAAAAATAACCTCAGCTTTAACCCAAGAGAAAATATTACTCATGGTTCTAGATATAAACATAGAATCAATAGAGAATATTCTACTTGATAATCAAATAAAAGAAAAATGGAAACTCTTGTGGGATAATTATGACATAAATGGGGAGATATTTAGAGAACAAGCTACAAATATATTAAATACTTATAAATTCATAAGAAATCATATAATAACCAGTAATGATATCCCAACTTTTACATTAAAGAGTTTAAAGAGTACCTGGTATAATACTTTAAAAAGCACTTTATTTATGTTGGAACCTCAATTATTGGAAAAAGAACCATTTGCTCTATATGCAATAAATAAGCTATGGGATATATTTCTAGAGATTGATTATAATAGAAAAGATAATTTTATTAACTTACTAAATTTAAAAAGCTATGTTGACAAGTTTTGACCTAATTGATTTTGATGTTAAATCTAGTTCCAATTTAACTCATATATCCTGGAAAAGGGATATTGGACCCACAACAAAGGGAACCTTAAAAGTTTCTTTTCACAATGGTCTAAGATATGAATATTATGGTATACCAAAATCATTAGTAGACCAATTATATGAAGTTGAGCAATCTAATGGTTCTGTTGGTTCTGCATTTCACAATCTTATAGTTAGAAACAAATCAATAAAATATCGTAAATTATGAACAAAAAGGATTTTAATCCAGATTTTAATGATGATGATTTACTAGTGGATATGACCTTTAAGGTAGTAAAATTCATATTCACAATAGTTGCAGTATTAGGGGTATTCATTGTATTTGGTAAAATATCACAAGATAGTCAAAGTAATGAAGAGTATACTCCAATAACATTTACTAATGTTAATCCAAGTATTCCAGCAAGTGAAATTAAATCAAGAGATTATACTAATAGAACTGTAACTTATAGGGAATATGGAACCCCACCCCCAAGCAAATTATATGATAATTCAGATTATAGCAATAAGGGATTTGTTATAAAAGCAAATAATGGGGTTGAAATAAATACTGGGTTAACCAAAGATGATATTATACAGCAAGTAATGGACGATGCTGATATATATGATTTAATAGATTATTATGGTGATGAACTAAGGTAATCATAACATTATCACAATCCCAGAATTTTATATATTAAATATTTGCATAATTAAATATTGCATTATATATTTGCATTGCAATAAAAAATAAAAGAGTTATGGCAAAGAAACCTAAAATTAACCTATCGGATTATACTTATGAATTTGAGGAAATCCTAGAAGCACACAGAAATTGTTGCCCATATCACCATTACCAAAAACAAGGAGATAATGGGTTAAACTACACAATCAAATGTGGTGCCAATCATGAAGTTTGCAATGACAAATGTTGGTATATCCAGAACTTCAAAAAAGAACTTGAGTCACATATTAATTAAACCCCAAGTAAACCACAAGAATTTTGATTAAAAAATTTTTCTATATTAAAAAATTGAATTATATTTGTATTGTAAAAATTAATTATCTATTATTTATAAACAACTAAAACTTAAAGTCATGGAAAAGAATGAAAAGAAAATCACAACAACTGCTGAATTCATTAATGAAGTTCAAAACGTATTAAACAGTGAAAAACCACAGGAAGTAAAGAAAACTAAATCAGAGAAAAAATCCAAAGAGGTAAAGGCCCAAAAGAAAGAAGACAAAACTTCTAAAAAGAAAACCAAAAAGAATGAAAAAGTTCTTAAAGAGGTAAAGGCCCAAAATGAAATAAATCTGGTAGAGGAAGTAATATCTAAAAGGGAAGTAAAATACAAATACCCAGAAGATTGTATTGATACCTTATCAAGAAAGAAATATAGACAACAGGTAAGGAATAAACTTCATCAATTGGAATTGGAAATGTACAGAATCCAAGATAAGCAATCCAAGGAATTTAAGAGAAAATCCAAGGAATATGAATCCTATAAAAAAGAGGTTCTAAAAGAAGGTGCAGCTGCATAAATAAAATAAATAGAGTGGGTGAATGAATTAGTTAGTTATTATTTGTTTAATGAAAGGTAACAACCAACTATTACTTTTGACTTTCACTTTTATCATTCACCCACTCATTATATATTAATATACCTTAATAAAAATCCAGGATTATGTATGAGCTACCAGAAAAAGTTATTAAAAAATCTAATGAGGAACTTATAGATATACATAAAAAATGTATAACTAATTATCTTATCCAAAGGCAAATAAAAATCACTAGAAGGAGACAATTATTCATTATTTATGACCATTATATAAGTCATAAGAATATAAGAATGTTCTTTTATAGACCAATAAAGTTATTTGTATATGCTTTGGTAACAAATAGGTTGGAAGAAATAAGTAATTACATATATAAGACAAAAAAAAATGTTCACTGATTTAGTATCAACTCTTACTCTGGATAAAACCAGGATTATATACCCAAATTTTGCAACTAATAATCTTGATATTAGGAAAATCATGGTAAAGGATTTATTCAAATCCTGGGATACTAAGGGTAATAATACATATCCAGATTTTTATATAAGGGGGTATTACTATAATGAGGACCATCATAGTAGGAATATATTTAGAATTGATGATACTGGTACCCATTATTTATATATCACTGGAGTCCCAAAAGGAACCCCAAAAAATAGTAATGCCCTAAATGTATTTAAATTACTAAATGCACAATATATGACTTATTTTGAGGATTCAGAAATAGGATATTTAATTCAAATAACACAGATATGGAAAAAATGAGTTTACTTAAATTGATGTATGCTCAAATAATGGCAAATGATAATAATGGCATATATCCCCATAATTTATATGAACGTAGAGGACCAAAATTTAATCCCAATTATACAGTTAAGGATAAAGATTCAATGAGGCAAGAAAGGGAATTCAATATAAATGGGATTAAGGTAATGGCATATTCCAGGAAAGATGCACTACAACGTTTAAAACATAAAAACAAAAGAAAATGAAAACTAAGGATTATGTAAGGTTATTCAAATTGGATAAACCATTTTATGAATTTAGTAGAGAAAAGTTCCTAAATGAATTAGGTAGGGAATTTAATCAAAGGGTTGAAGATACTAGATTAGAAAGGCAAAGGAGGAATCTAGAATTTACTTTTTCTATATTCAATAAAATAGTAAAAGAAATAGAAATAAAATTCTGGTCCATATCCAATAAAAAACATGGGTTGCCTTTTTCAGAAAAATTATTTTCCTCTTTCTTTGCTGGTTGGATAATCCCAATCCGAAAAAAATATTTCCCAAAAGAGGACCAGGAATTAACCTTAAAATGGGAAAGGAAAAAATTGGAAATGCAAAAATCAGAAGAACCCAAAAAACCAAATACCATTAAAAAACCTAAAAATAATAAATCCCTTTCTCACAAGACTAGTAATTAGGTTCTAGGAATTTTATAATTCTAGGGTAAATAAAAACAATTATCTAATAACCAATTGGTTACGCTTATTACTCATGGTTATAAAATTTTAGAGAAATAACAAATCTAATATGTACTATAATGTGGATTATCTATAGTGTAATCATAGGTAAAATTGGGATTATTAATCCTGGGATTATTCAATAAAAAATCCCAATAAATCACCAAAGGAAATAATCAGAATTTCAATAGTGGGTACCTTAATTGGTTTACCCACTATTTTTCTGTGTATTTCAACCATATTGAATAATGAGTAAAAATCCGATATAATTATGGCAAAAAAAGATTTAAATCAAAATCATCAAAGAGTACCTAGACCAATGGGTATAACCCAGTTAATGAATGAGTATCATAAAACTAATGATAAAAAATTATTAGATATGGTGCAAACCTTTATAATACAACAATGGATTATAAATAATGGTAGGGTATGTGGGAACAATTTTTCTATATTGGAATTAAGTAAATTCTTATTATGTGAACCCGAGAGAATTAGGAGAAGGATGATGGAAATGTTAGTAGAAACTAATTTATGGGATAAAGAAAAACAGGATAAATTAATGGATTCACTAATAGGACAAAATCTTGTATGGTTACTAGAAGATAGGATGGAAATAGAGGGTCAATTAAGTTTATTAAAAAAATCCCAGGGTGATAGATATACCCCTTTTGTTACTTCAGAAGTGAATAAAACCCTTGGTCTAAAATTGAATACTTCTACAAATTTACAATCTTTCATTAGGGCTTTATCTGGTGGGAATAGTTATGTAAATATATTCAATAATAATCAGGTAAATCAAACTCAAAATAACACTATTACATATGATGATGCTCTTAAAATAGTTCAGGAAGAAAGTACTAAATTCTTAGGTAGTGACAAAGAGTTAAAATATATAGAAGCTAATTATGATATTGATGACTTACCAGAAGTAGTTGCAACTAAACAACTTGGGGTTGATACTTCAAAGGAGGGTCTTACTTTAAGCAATTCAGAAATTAGTCAAACCATAGACACTTACTATAAAGAACTAGATAATGGTGAAACCCCTCATGATGTTAGGAGAGAAATAGAATTGCAAATAGACAAAGAAGCTATAGACCCAGAAATAGATATATATCCAGATAATTAACCCCCAATATATTATATTAAATATTTGCATAATTAAATATTGCATTATATATTTGCATTAAATAATAATTAAAATAAAAAGGATATGGAACTAAACCTAAAAGAATCATATAATTTACTCAAAACTCTAATTAAAGAACACTGGGTAATATATGATTGCCCAGGTGGGTTAGAGTTAATAACTAATGTTCATCTTAAAAATAACAATCTTAGCTTTACAACTAAATCAAAACTTATAGTATATCCAGGAAATAAGGTATATATATTAAATACCAAGGATATACCATTAAGACTTTTCAGTAATGTATCATCTAAATCACTTGATTTTAATATAGTTACCATAGATGTTAGTGATATTACAAAATATAAATATTTTGGTATCATAAAACTTAGTGAACCAATAGATATAAGTTCTGATATAAAAAAATTATCAGAAACAATATTTATAGAAGAGGGTATAGTAGAAGAACAATATCTTAAATATACTCTAATGGTAGATGTAATAGAGGAGAATATTGGAAAGAAAGAATATAGAAAGTATTATATTGTTAAATATATAGACCACAACTTTAATTTACATTATAGTAATAAATATAAACCAGAAGACCTAAGAAGATTAACATTCATATCACCATTAAAAATCAAATAATATGTACGAAACTAAAAAACTGATTAGTAGAAAAAGAGGTAGATATCTTATAGATAATGATTTATCTATATGGATAAATAACTTATCCAAGGAATTTCATATAGATGACTATAAACTCCATAAAAAAGTGTACGAAACTTACAAACATAATAGTTCATTATATGATATAATGCCTGAATTATTATATAATAAGACCTTATTATTAGCTCTTTATATATGTAATAATAAGTACATAAACCCAATAAAATTATGTAACTTAATCAATATAGAACTATATTTCATATCTAAAAATGGGTTTATAGATTACCCAGAATTGGTAGAACCATTAGAAAAATCAATAATGAAATGTGAATCATTTGGTTATTTTCATATTAATTCAATATCTTTAATGAATGTTGATACATTTCTAAAAAAGACATATACAATGGTATATTCACAAAATGTATCAAAAAGTGATTTAATACAAAATTGGTCAAATTTAATATATGATTGTCTATATATCTTCTCAAAAGATGAACAATCATTTAATATGGTTAAAAATACTATAGTTAGGGATTTAAAGGAATTCAAGGAAAAAGAAGAATGCAATCAAAAGTAATACCATTAGATGTAATAAAACATATATTGGAATTAAATCATGACCTATCAACAATGCGTGAAGATAATATTCCACTTAGTCAAATATCCACATATTTAAGAACAAAAGAGAGAGAAATTAAAGATAAATACCAATTAGATGACATGGATTTAGTTCTTATAAGGTTTAATATATTTAGAAATTTTACTCTGGATTCATAATGTTAATTTTAGGTAGGGGAAACCCCTACCATTTTTTATGTTTTTCAATCTAGAAAGTTATTTATTAAACCTTTAAAACAACTAGTAAATAAAAACCTAAATTCTGGAACCCAAGGTAAACCCCCAATATATTATATTAAATATTTGCATAATTAAATATTGCATTATATATTTGCATTAAATAATAATTAAAATAAAAAGGATATGGAAACAACAGAACAAAAAATTAACTTGCAACTAAACATTGATGGTTACAAATTCTTTGAAACCACTCAATCATTTGATGATGACCAAACCTATTCAAATTTGATACAGGGGTTTATGGATGACCTTGATTATAAATTGGAAAACATGAAGGATTCAGAAGATGAACCAGTAGATGAAGAACTTTATGGTAAGGTTATTCCACACAAAAAACCAAAATTACAAATATCAATATTAATTGATATTCCAGAAAAAGAAGCTAATAGTATCATATCTGATATACAATTTACCTATGATAGAAATTCTTTGGTAAAAGACATATATGATATGCTAAATGAATCATCTCTAAATATCCAGGATATAAACAAAGTAATAGATATTGTCAGGTCAAAATTCTAACCAATAAATTCTAACCAATATGCAATTCAGTAGCTTTATAACCAATAAAATCATTAAAAAACTTATTGAATGGGACCCAGAATTATGGTGGGTAGATATATTACATAATTCTAACTTTAACTTTTTCAAGGATTTACAAAATCTGTTAAACTCATATAAAAACCATATAGATATTATATTCTATCGTAATGATGAACAAATATATTTCATTGAACATGGAACAGAAAATCCTTGTCATACTTTTAGGGTAGATGATGTAACCTTTTATATAATAATTAAATAACACTAATATGATAAAGAGATTAGTTAACAAACTAGACCCAAGTGAATTATTATCAGAATATACATATAATGCACTTATTTACCTATGTGATTCTGGAAAAGAATTTGCTAATTGTTTGAATAATATCCAAGAACATAATTTTAGAAAGGAAGCTATAGATTCCCAAATACACAATATGTTCAAACAGGTTCATTTAGAAAACCAAATACATAATTCAGAATTTGGTGCTTTTAAGATAAATGGAGAACTATTACCATCTATAAAATTCAAATTAATAGAAGACCCAATACATGATTGGTTTCTAATCGGTACAGAAGACCAAATAATATTATTAGCAAATAATCCATTATATGAAACTGGACAAAACTAAATATCATGAAACTATCCAAGAAAATACAAAAACTCTTTAATGATACTTTCAAAGAAAAGGATTATTACACTTTTCTAGAATCATTATCTACTTTTGATAATAGGTATCATACCATAATAATAAGAATGGATATGATATCCTTAACTGAACTAATACAAAAAGTAAGGTTACTATCTTTTCTTATATTGTCATCTATATTTAAATATAAAGATATAGCTATTAGACATTTTGAAGAATCAGAGAATGGGTTCTTAATAATAAGGTCTTATCAAGATGATAAGTATCAAATGAATATAACCTTATTCAAAGATTCTGGAATCATGCAAATAAACATATTAGAAATATGAAACTGTTAGCTCATCTCATATATCTATTAAATGAACAGGGGGTAGGTAATACATTTTACCTATCTCCTATCATTAAAAAAATCCTGGATAATCACTATGAACAGGAAAGAAAAGCTAAGTTATCAACAATGAAGGTATACATAAGGAAGTTTACAAATAATGGTTACCTTAAAAAAGAACCAGGACATTATGTTTTATTAAAACCAATCCCAACAGATTTAACTACTACAATTTTAAGGACCTGGAAATAACCATTAAAATATTGGTATATAAAGGGTTATATATAATAAATTTATTATTATATTTGCATTATAAAATAATAAATTAATTATGAACTCAGACTTAAAAATCACCTTATCCAGGGTATTGGAAAAACCATTACAAATCAATGGAACTGATACTGAAACTCATTATATAAATGAGTTATTCAAACGTTTAGTATTCCATGAATTACTAAATAAACTGAACCTAAAAAGCCTATACCACTATAGAGATAATGTTAAATATTGTCCTGGTAAGGTAGAACTAAATTTCACCCTTAATAAACAAGAACTGGACTTATTAATAAATCAAATAACCAGTATGGATAATGTGCAAAAAACTTATATCATACTTCAACCATGGTTACAAGATTTAAATAAAGGGGAACAAGAAGAATTAATTCAATTACTAATAAAAAACTATGGAAGAAATATTTGAAACTCTAAGAGAACAAATAAAAGGGGATTTTGACCAAAATAACATAATAATTATATTGGATAATTCAATCTCCTTAACCTGTAAAAAACACCCAATTCCAGGCACCAACAATAGCATTATCATAATACAGCCTTACCTAATTGATACCATAGAAAAAATAGGTATACAATCAATAAATATGTATGAACAATATCAAATAATAGCAGTATACCAAAACCGAATACCATATTTAGACCTATTAATTCAGGTACAATGGATAAAGATATCACTAAACCTAAAATGGTATTTCACAGGGATGTTCATACAGCAAAAGTTATCTGAATTAAATGAACACATAACCAGATATGAAATAATTACTAGACAACCACTTACAAAGGAATATATAAGGTTCTTCAATGAACCCAAAAAACAATATGAACTAACCATCAAAAACTGTTTACAATGGAAGATTTAAACTTATTATCAGAAGAACTATTAGAACAAATCTTTGTCTATCTAATTGATATAAACTGGGAAGAAGACCAAATAGATGAAATCTTAGACCAAATATGGGGAATAGAGGAAGAACTAGAACTAAAAGACAATCTAATCCTATTACCCAACTTCCCATATATAAATGAATACTTAAATGACTACAAATACCTAATAATATATGAATCACCTAAGTATATTCTTCTACAAGATATACCAAATCAATTATACGACTATCTAGAACAAATAGAACTATTCCCATTCCAAGGATACTCAACCACCTACCAAGAACTAGAATACAATTACAATTACCACATAAGGTACAAATCCCAGGTCCAAAAAATAAAAGAACAACTAGAACAAGAATCCCAACAACTAATCAAGAACCTAATCCTATCCAACCAAATAAACCAAATAACCCCAACCCAAATCAAAATCCAATTCTAAATAATATAGGGAACTCCCAAAACACAAAAAGGAAGTTCCCTATTATAATACTAAATCCCAATAACCTACGTACAAAAGGATTACAAAATACCACCCCAACCCCAAACATAAAAAAACCAAATAATAATATAAAGAACCAACCCATATAAATAAAAGGGTAATATATAAATAACAATATAATAATATAAAAAACAAAATACCCTTAAATCCTATTCCCTTTTATTTACACCCCCCCCCTCTTTTTTATTTATTACTTTTTTCTATTCAGGATTTTTAATAAACTGAACAAAAAGCATAAAAACTATATCAAAAACATATAGTCTATCAGTCCTCGCCGGGCCCTTTTTGGGTGTTTCTAGGCATTGAGTAGAGTACTGTTTACCCCATGTTTTTGAAGCTTTTGACTTTTAGGGCTCCCCTACCCTTTAAAAAAAAAGTCTCAAAAACACAGCGTTTTGGCTCACTCACAAATCCGAAAAATTGCCCAAAAAGGCAATCCTAGACCCAAAATTAGGGCCCAAAAGGCAATTTTTAGGTACCTAAAAGGCAATCCCAGAGGCAATTTTTAGGCAATTTAGGTACCTAAAATAGGCCCAAATTTAATAAATTTCGGTACCTAAAAGGCAATTTTTTGGGCCTAAAAGGCCCTCGGATTTATAAAAAATAGGCAATTTTGAGGCCCAAAATTGAGGGATTTTTATAAAAATAGGTACCTAAAATGGTCTAGGATTTAATAAAAATTGCCTAAAATTTGAATCCTGAGGGCAATTTTTAGGTAAAATTTTAAGGATTTTAGGCAATTTTAGGGCCTAAATTTAATAAAAAAGGCCCTTCTAGGTACCCAAAAAGGTAAAATTTTAAGGATTTTAGGGCCTAAATTTAATAAAATTAGGGTATTCAGGTACCTATTTTAGGTAAAATTTTAATAAAAATAGGGCCCAAAAGTACTTAGGATTTAAAATTCCCATCAACAATGTGTAAAGGATTTAAGGCCATTTGGGTTATTTTCCTAAAATATCTTAGTAATTTACTAGTATAGAGCTAAGAGTTAATATTAAAAGTAAAAAAGAAACTCTAGAAGGTATATTAAAATTAAAAGCATGTAGACTATATAGAAAGAAGATAGATATTGATATGTTATTGAGATGACATCAATTAAGGCTTAAATTTAAGGCCCCGAAATTTTATTTGCATATTATATTATTATATATTATATTTGCATTGCAATTAAATGCAATAAATATATTATTAACAACACTAAAACATTAACAACATGATTACAATCAAAAGTCATTTTGCATTCTCAGGAATCAATATTCCAACATGCATTACTTGTTCAATCAACTCTTATTACAAAGATGAACAATTAATTCAACAAATCGATTTCCCAACTACACCAATCACAGAACCTCTGGGACAAAATTACCTTAAATCAATAATTTATAACAATTTAAAAACACTAGACAATAACCTAACGGAATTACGAAAATACCCAAATGATTCAGAACTTGCATCAGAAACAGTGGAACTATTTACTGCAATAAAACAAATAAATAAACATTTATTACCTGGTAACCAAATATTTGACCTGGATTCTCATAATCCAAGAATACAAAACCTTATTAATAACTTAAAATAATCACTTTAAAAACTTAACATTATGAACGCTTTAGAATTCAATAACAAAATTGCAAACTTAATCACAAAATTCATTACTAATATTCCAACAATAGGTCAATTTGACCCATCAAGAAGTCAAAGACCTAACAAGGATTTCATTCCAATCATAGAACTGGTAAACCTAAATTACCAGTTAAACCCAAATGATCACTCTTCACAATTAAATATTACGCTTAAAAATAACTTAGATTCAGGGGAAGAGGAATTCGATGAATTCCTACAAAATGAGGTCTATCAATATATTCATAACTTTATTGATAACTTAACAAAATTAACTGGATTACATGCAATCCCAGTTAACAATACCCAATTAAAAATATATCAACACCCAAGAATGGGGGATACCTTAACCTATCACCAATCAGATTTCAATTATTATATTACTTATTCACAATATTTAGACTAAGTTTCCATAATAATAACATAATCCTGAATGACTGGGAGACCTAAAAAGTCTCCCTTTCTTTTTGTGAATCAGAAAATTCCTACCAACAAAGGCCCAAACCGAAAAAGGCCTTTACCTTATGACAATTATTGTAATCCTGATTTTTAAGAATCACCCAATAAATTACTTCCTACGCCCTATAACACATCCTGACCCAATTTCAGGAACTCAATCCTACACTTACCCACTGGGAGCAAAATTATTATATAATATATGATTGGAATAAAAATAAAATTATTATATTTGCATTGTATTATTAACAACTAAAATTTATTTTTATGGAAACAAAAAATTATTTAGAGAGAATGCAAGAATTAAATGCAATCGCAACAAATTTATTTATGGGACCCACAAAACCCCAATACCGACTTGCCATAATTTTAACCATTGACTATGCAGGAGCTTATGGGCTCTCATTACCTGGTGACCTAAACATTATTAATAACGAATACTTCGAAATAACGGGAGACCCAAATAACGAAGGTTACTTTGCTCAAATAATCTCTTTACCCTTCGAAGACCAGGTAAACCTAAAACACCAAATCGCTAACATAATAACCCATAACCTAAGTTACCTAAATAACTGGTTAAACTCCAATCCTGACGATGGGGACTATTTCGACTATATACCAAGCTTAATCGACCAAATGCTCCAATTAATAAACTTAGGCTTCAAAACCTTGGACAACTTTAAAAACGAATACAACTACATTTACGAAAAACTCCAAACACAAATTAATAAATATAACGAAATGGACCCCGAAAATGGTATTAACCACATTAACCTAAATACCTTCACCTTAACCGAAGGTTACATGATACATATGCACCTATAAAAAACCTAAACCCAATTAGGAGCCCTCAACAATGGGCTCCTTTTATTTTCGCCTTAAAGGGACCACCTACGCCCTTTAAGCAAAATTAGCAAATTTTATCAATCGCTTGAATCCTTATATCGCTTGAAAATAACCACATACGCTTGAAACTACTTACCTTTGATTATTCTTTTACTATCAAAGAAACAAGGCAATATATAAATATCATTCTAGAGCCTCAAAGAATTTAAACATATTTACTCTAATGGCCATAATTCTATTATTTCTAAGAAATATTACTTCCTACCTGATTTACTACATACCCAATCCTAAATATATAACCAGATATAAATTACCAACAAATGATTCCCAAAACTATACATACCTAATCAGATAATTAATATATTGCTAACAACGCATGTGCACCTTTCAGGCATACCAACAATGGTTCCCATCAACAAGGGCCTAATCTTACTAACGCCTTCAGACCCCCGTGGCAAATTTGTAAAAAATTGTAAAAAGAAATAAAAATAAAAATTATTTATTTTCATTCTAAATAATATTATTTATATTTATTCTAAATTATTTTATTTAGAATTTTTCTAAATAAAAATATTTTATATTTTTTAACTTCAAAAGTATTGACAAACGGACAAAAATATATTATCTTTGTTGTGTAATCGAAAGGGAAATACTTCTTAATTCATTACACATTATTATATTATTGTTTAACTTTCTAATTTTTTTATTTATGGAAACAAAAAATTTTTTAGACGAATTGTTAACTAATGACGTATTTGTTAAAAATTCAAATGGAAAAAAATCTTCAATCTACAAGAGGGAACTTTTCAACGGAATGTTAGACGACGACAAAAAAAAGTTACGTCGTAAATTGAGAAAAACTTTACAAAATAAGTTTTTAGCCACTTTTCTAACAATTCGAAAAAACGAAGTTGAACTAAAAAAACTTTCCAAAATTTGGAATGATTATGCAAACAAAGTGTATAACAATATTAATGTAGTTTGTGAATCTAATACAGATTTGGAAACGCAAAAACTAATCAAGCAATTTTTAGAAGCAATGAATAACGTTGCAGCAAAAACAAAGTAATTATAAATTAGTAGGGGGATAGATTCCCCCTACATAAAACTAAATCAAAATGAAAAGAGAGAATAAGAAGTATATTAATTTTGTGCGAAAAGAAGTACAAAATGAAATTAATGTTTTTCAAGAATATTTTACAACTCCAATTTTTGAAAAAAAAGTAGTTTACAAAGACGGAAATAAAGTATATATTTGTTTTAGGGATAACGAAAAATTTTTAGAAAAATTTAATCAAAATTTTTATAAAGACCTAAAAAGAAAAATACTTATTTCTATTCGTTCTAAACTTATACGTGATAAAAAATTTAAGTTAAAACAACTAATAAATTTTGAAAGAAAAAATGTAACTGCAATTATTTACGAAACCTTATAAATGTAAAGTTATGAGTAGATTAAGTTTAATTTTTGGATTTGTAAATAAATTCCAAAATCAAATCGAAAGAATCGACTTTGATATAAATTCAAATGAAGAAAAACAAATTGCAGGGATAGTGCAATTAAACCAAAATGCAAACCTAAAAGAAATGAGAAATTATTTAATAAAACAAAAAATAAATTCTTTATTTGATTATTGGGAAATTGACAAAGAAAGATTGTTTATCGAAATGGAATAATATTTTTTAGTTAATTAAGTTAATAGGGGGACAAATTTTGTCCCCTATTTTTTTACATTATTTTGTTAAATATTGGACACCCTACCCCCTTCCCAAAGCCACAACTTTTAGAACCCATAGTAATGGGAACCCAAGGGAACCAGAGAGAGAAGAGAACCCAACACAACAACAAATAACCCCATAGAAACCTCTGAAAGCCAAAAACAACCAATCCATAACCAATAACAACCCCCCCTCTCTAATCAATCCAACAAAACCCAAATTATCCTTCAAACCCAATTTCAAAAAAAAATCCCAATATCCCTCAATAGTAATGGGAATCTCAATCTCTATTTCAATTAAAAGGGCTACCTCCAAGAAAATATAAATATATCTTCAAAGAGATAACCCTAAAATAAAAACTAAAACTCTAGAAAAGAATATAAAGAATAAATCCTATGCCATATAAAATAACCATAACTGAATTCCATAAATCCTTATTGAATACTTTATTCAAATGGTCAAATACAATTGAGATTAGGTTTAATATTAAAACCAGGGAAAGGATTACTACCAATATAATGGATTTCTCATCACCAGCAAAATATTGCATTAGGAAAAACCCAAAAGAAAATCCAAAGAGTAAATTTATAATATCCCTTGTCATCCTGTTACTTTTATATCAAATAAACCTTCTATTTCCTCTATGGTAATTCCAAGGTATTCCAATTCCAATCTAAGGATATCAAATTCCTCATCTGTAGTTTCGGATATACTGGTTTCCGATAAATGCCTGAATGTAATATAATTATTAAAGGATAGGATATTCCTATTATTATTTACACTTAATAGGACCTTGAAATTAATTGCCATATCAGATGATATAGAATTTATAATTCCAATAAATTTACTAAATTTAGCTGTACCTTTGATGGTAACTAAGGTTCCTTTTTCTAATTCCATAATTTATAAACTTTTTTAAAAAATCCACTCTCAATTAATTCAACTATAATAATTACTATCAATGATGCTGGACTAAGGACTACAAGGAATAAACCCCATAATAAATCTCCAATAGTACATTTATCATTCCATTTTAATTTGATTAGAATAGCTGAAACTATTATTACACTAAGTACGCAGTATATTATAACCCAGGTCATTGCTTATTCCTCCCATTCTATCTTTTGTATTCTAATAACATTAGCTGTGGTTTCTCTTGCAATTTTCTCGGCAGTTTCTTTATCATATATGGCTTCTTTATGAATAATTATCCATCCCTCTTTCTTTTCAGGGAGCATCATAAGGTCAGCCTGTGCTTCATAAATTCTGGCTTTTCCATCTTTATCACATGAACTAATCATTTCTTCACCATTCTCACATTCTATCAAAGCAACAATGGGATATTCCCAGTTTCTATCAAAGCAAATAATCCTTGCCTTTCTACCATCTCTCGTGCAGACTGGTTTACCGGCTTTGGCTGCTTCAAGGTTAAAGGGTTTCATCTTTTGCATATTGATAACTTGTTCAATATTTTTATGGTGTTTAAAACGAGGATTATTCTTCATATCCTCTTCTGAATATTCTCTTTCTTCCATATTTTCTTTGTTTTGTTTAATTTCTACAAATATCTCATCTTTTAGGCATGAATATGCAGGTTGATGGTTTATATAGTAACTCAATTTGCAGTTTCTTGAAAAATTATCATAAAAAACACAATTATTACAAAGAGAATCAGGAACCTTTATTTTCTGATATGATTTATTCTCTACCATAATTGGATTCCCAACCTTTTCAAGTTTCCTAAAAACTACAGATTTATAATCTTTCCTATAAGGTGGTAAACAATTTCCTATTATATTAAGTACATTATTACAACAAATATTATTATGAGTATTGAAATGGCATATAATACACCAATACCCAGTATTCTCAATACATTGGTACCAATTATCCTGATAATTAAATATTTCACCTATTTTTCGTTCCATAATTCCAATTGTTTCCTTTCTCTTTTTTCCTGTAATTCATATACATTTTCATATAAGTCTCTAATCTTCTTAAAGGTAATTTTAATTTTTCTAGAACCTTCTAGTTTTACACTTACCCTTTCCATATAACCTCTAGTTTCAAAATTACTTCTATATCCCAAAACTGTTGTATGTGAATAACCAAGGTCATTTATTAAATCCATAAAATCAAATTTTTCACCTACTGGTATTTGATTAAATCTTTTCCTAAGGATATCAAATTTACTCATAATATTAATTGTTTTATATTGAATATGTCTACTATATCTCAATTTGGTCATAAAAAAATTCCTCTACTTGGAATAGAGGAATTGAATAGTAAAAGAAGGAAGAACCAAATACTTCTTTTATCTTAAAATTTCAATATTAATACATTCTAATCCCCAAGATTCTTCCATACTGGGGTCAAAATTACCAGTTGTAGAGATTTGTAAGCCACCAAACATAAATTTTTTACCAGTAGAACTTGGGGAAGTAGAAGTAAGGTATACAGTAGTAAAATTTCTTTGTAAAGCATTAGCATAACTGGGGTCAAAATCAATACTGTGTAAATCAACATATTTATTGTCACTTACCATAATATTACAATATCTTTCTGAAGTAACAATATTCTGAATAACAGAACATGCAAATAGACGTATCAATGGTGTATTATCATTTCTATCAACATATATATCAAATGCAATATCACTGGGAGTTAATGATTTAGCTGACATACTATTGAATACATTGGCCAAATAAAATGCCATTTCTTTAGTAATAGCAGAAAATTTTACTTTAAACCCATCTAATTCATCTTTGGGCATAATTGGGATTATTATCATACTGTTCTATTTTTTTAGGTTATTTTTTGGTTCTTCATATCAAAATAGTATATACAAAAAAACCACCAATATTTTCTCAAACCTTGGTGGCAAACAGTGAAACATAAATTCAGGAACGAGGTAAACATAAACTCATAGATGAGTTTCTTTACTATGGTTTTTAAAAAGTGTTATTACTGTATATAATAGTAAACTAAGAATTAATACTGGGGATATCATAAAAGTAATTACCATTATAAAAAAATGCCTTATATTATTCTTTGTACCTTTTACACCTGATTTCCTAACAGTATAATCTATTGCTATGGTTAATATTAACCCAATAAAATATATAATAATTAAAATTTTCATTGCCATAACCCTATACTGTTGCTAGAAATGAAAGGAATAATCCACCAATAATTAAAGCAATGATTACCAATGGTACAAAAAAGGTTCTAAAATTAGAACATTCTTCATCTAAACCTTTAAATATAGCCCAAATACTAAAAAAGCTATCTGTTGTTACTTTGTCAAATTTCCTTAGGATTAAAAAATCCAACATCCTTCTAATCATAAGTATTTTTCCTCCATTTTTCTAAGTTTATTGTACAATTTAACCACTGATTCATTAGGTAATTTTTCTAGTTTTTCATTAATTTTACCCAAAATTCTGGGTATTCTTTCCATGGATAATAAATAATTATATTTATCCTCATCAAATAGTTCAACCTTGAACTTAGAAGTAACAATACTGATAATATTTAGGTTATTATCTATGGTCATCCCATTATTAAGTTTGTATTTATTACCTTTTAATACAGAATCCACCAAAGCTTTTTCATAATGTGCTGGTCCAGTTACCAATAAAGCATCTTTTTCTTTAAGTTTCATATTTTTTGCATTATATAATTAAATTCAATAAGAAGTAGTATTTCGCAATACCTTTGTTGTATAATATATAATCTCTAAAACTTATAAAAATCATGGGTAAATTAAGAGTACTTGGAGTATGTGGAGCTCAAGGAGCTTTATTATTTCCATTTAAAAAGTATTTAATTGGTAATATTGAACCAAGAGCAGTATTTCATACAAAAAATGAAGAACAATGGAAATTAAATTTTGGTGAAATACCTTTCAAAAGAGACCTTGAATCATTTAAAGGCCAAGTAGATATTATAATTGGTTCCCCTTCTTGTGGTCATTCTAGTGTTTTTAGTTATTCAAGGAAGAAAACCCTTGGTAAACCAAAAGAAGATAAAACTTTGAATCTATTTTTAACCTCTTTGAGCATGTTTAAACCAAAAATATTCCTAATGGAAAACCTCCCAAAACTTTTTGATTTAATTCCAAGAGAGGAATGGGAAGCAAAATTGCAAAATTATCACCTAATTGTCCATTGCCATTCAGTATTTGATTTTGGTAATTCACAAAAATCACGAAAAAGATTAATCCTAATTGGTATTAGAAAGGATTCTAATATAAAAGTATCAAACTTTGAAAATATTTTTCCAGTATCAACTCCAATGTTAGTATCAGAAATTGAAAAACTGATAAGAAAGGACATTAATTTCAAAGAAAATGATGATAAAAAATTAGCCATGTACCATTATTCTGATAAATCAAAGAAAACTCTAACAGTAAAGGAAGTAAAAAATCTTTGGTTGAGTGAATTTAAAAAAGAATATAAATGGCCAATGAAAAATACCAAAATGAAAACTCTTCCAGGAGTGTATAGAAATAGAAAAAATAGTTATCCATTAACTGTAAGACCATCAAATAGGCAATTTAATCCTGATGGGGATATCATGGGCCTAGAAGAATATAGGATTATTATGGGATTCCCAAAAAGGTTCAAGGTATATATGGATACTGAAAATTTAAATTATTGGCTCAATAAAGGAAGAAATACATTAACAAAAGGCTCAGTTTATGAAGTTGGGGTATGGTTTAAAAAATGCCTGAAAAAACAATTCAGGAATATGGAAACCCCCTAACGCGTACGTATGCGCTTATTATTAATTAAATAAATATATAGATAGATATTATATATCTATCTATATATTACGCATATGCGCTATTATAAGGTTACGTGTACACGTGTACGTAATATATTTATACCCTCTAAAAGGGTAAATAAATATATTTTACTCTTTTTAGAGGAGGGAATAAATCAAAAAGAATAAGGGGGAACTATTGGTTATAAATCCCAAAAATTTTATGTTATGAAAATCCTATGGTCAATTTTGAAAATCCTAATCCCAATTGTTTTATGTTTTTTGATTGGTTATTACCTTGGTTCATTGAAACATAAATCTGATTCAAAACCCAACAATCAAAAACCAGATACAGTTTATATTGATAAGCCTTTTGTTCCAGAGGAACCATTTGATGAACCAAAAGAACCAGAAGTTATTTATGTTCATACTTTGGATACGATAGAAATTTTAAATATCATTTACCATAATGATACAATAAAACTATTATATCCTGATTCAAGTTTTATTTCAGTATCACCTCAGTTTCTTTCTCAATTCCCAAATTCAAGTAAGCTAATTCAATTTCTTCTAACTGATACTGATTTAAAACTTGGATTATTAAACACAGATGGAAAGCTCTTTGAAAAGGTTTATTCAATTGATACTGATAAATATTCATACAATTACTTTGAGGATAATATGACTCAAAAAAGAAAATCCTTCATAAAAAGATTTTCACCATTAACTGAACTTCAATGGAGACCATTCAACAATTTATGGGATTTGAATTTAGGTTTAAAATACAATACCAGTAAATTTAATTATGAACTTGGGTTAAATCTATTTTACTACCCAAGGATTAAAACAAATCCTGGAACAGATTTATACTTCAAATTAAGTTATCAATTCTAACTATGGCAAGGATATTAAAAGAAGATAAAAGCTTAAACCAGGAACAGCTAAGAATTTTATCTAGAGTATCAAAAGATGTATTTTTATTCTCTACATTTGTTTGGGTAGTTAACCCAGTACTGGGTATGGTAAAATTTAATTTATACCCATACCAAAAATCAGTTCTTTATCAATTCCTAAAACATAGGTTCAATATAATCCTAAAATTCAGACAAGCTGGAATTACAGAATTGATTGCTATGTACTGTTTATGGTTAGCTATGTATCACCCAAACAAAAAAATAAACATCATATCAATCAAGGATACTATAGCAAAGAAGGTACTTAAGAAAATTAAGTTCATGTATAAGAATTTACCTTGGTACCTTCAAACACCAATCATAAATGGTAGGGTGGGGGAATTTGGTAGTACAACTACCATGGAATTCTCAAATGGTTCAATTATAGAATCAATTCCTACTTCTGAACAAGCTGGTCGTTCAGAATCTCTATCTTTACTTGTTATAGATGAAGCTGCTGCAGTAAGATGGGCTAACCAAATTTGGGCAGCAGCTTTCCCTACCCTTTCTACTGGTGGTTCAGCAATCATTAATTCTACTCCATTAGGAGTTGGTGGATTTTATCATTCAAGTTGGGTAGATGCTATATCTGGTGGTAATCCAATGAATCCAATCAGATTATATTGGCAAATGCACCCAGATAGAGATGATAAATGGTACCAAGAAATGGCATCTGCACTTGGACCAAGAAGAACTGCCCAAGAAATAGATGGTGACTTTTTATCCTCAGGTAATACAGTATTTGATATGTCTGATATCAAAGGTATTGAAGAAATGTTATCTGAATATCCTCCAATATTAACAAAAATGGGTGGTCAATATAGAGAATTCAATGAAGTAGACCCAGATAATGAATATTTCATTGGTGCAGACTGTTCAACTGGTAGAGCAACTGACTACTCTTCTTTCACATGTATGGATAAATTTGGTGAAGAACAGGTTATATACAAAGGAAGGTTACCTCTAGATAGATATGCAAAGTTACTTGGTGATACTGGAATGAAATTTAATAATGCACTTCTAGCACCAGAAACAAATGATATAGGGGCAGCTGTTACTGCAATGCTTCAAGCTGAAGGTTATCCAAATCTTTATTACTATACTAAAATTCTTAAAAAGAAGGGTAAAAGTAGACCAGAAGAAGAAAAAATTCCTGGTTGGTTAACAACCACTAAAAATAGAACAGTTATAATAGAGGGTCTGGAAGAGGATATTAGAAAAGAAAATATAATCATAAAGGACCCATTCTTTATACAAGAAGCCTATACCTTTATATATGATGCAACAGGAAGACCAGTTGCAAGAGGTAAACATAGAACCTCATCTAGTTCAGCTTCTGATATAGATATGGATGACCAAACTTATTCAGATGATGATATATTTGGTAAAGCTATAACCAACCATATAAGGAAGTCAAATCAATACAATGGATATGTATTACCCCAATAATAAAAATCTATGAATTTATTTGCATGGTTTAGAAAAAAACCAGTACCACAACAATTGGTAAACCAAGATAGAAAAGATGATTCATCAATACCCCCTGGTAGAGTATCAGTTCCTAATGAACCATCATTTAATAATCTAATAAGTGTAATGGGAGTTAAGGACTTGGTATTACCAAGTTTTAGGACTGAAATAATCCCACTTATAAGAGATTTATATAAAGTTAATCCAGATGTTAGTATAGCTTTACAAGATATGTTTAAGTTATCTAATACTGGTCATACTATATCATTCCCAAATAATACCCCAGAAGAAGCAGAAAAAATGAGTTCACATTTAAAACAAGCAAGTAAGAGGTGGACTAATTATACTGCTGGTATTGATGGTTTAGTAAATAAATTTATGGTACAATGTTTAATAGGTGGTGCAATATCCATTGAAGCAGTACCAGATAATAAACTAAATGGGATATCAACCATAGTATTTGTAAACCCAGAATCAATTATATTCAGGAGAATGGGTAATGGGGTATATCACCCATATCAAAAAAATCCATATTCCCCACAAAATCAAAAACCAGATTATATAAAACTTAATACTGAAACTTATTTATATGTTGGTATGTATAATGATACTGATGAACCTTATGGGGTACCACCTTTTATGGCTGCATTAGATTCATTAAAGGGTCAACATGAAATGAGAGTCAATTTTAAGAATATAATGGAAGTAATGGGTATGGTTGGTTTCTTGGAAGCTAAAATGCAAAAACCTCAAAGATTACCATCAGAAAGTATAGAAAAATATCAGGATAGGTTAATTGGTTTATTAAAACAACTAAAAGTGAACCTAATGAATGGTATGAAAGATGGTATAGTAACTGGGTTCATTGAAGACCATGAATTCAAATTAAATTCAACTACCCAAAACTTACAAAATCTAGATAAACCTTGGACCATGAATCAACAATCAGTTGCAAATGGTTTAGGGGTTAGTGGTAATTTAATTGGAGTTACTTCAAATACTACTGAGGGTGGTGCTGGTATTTTATTATCAAAGATTATCTCCCAGTTAAAAAATTTACAAACCCTTACTTCTTTTGTATTAGAATTTATTTATTCTCTAGAATTACGTCTAGCTGGTCTTCCAAATAAGGGTATTAAAGTTACATTTGGAACTACCACAATATCTGATGAAGTAAAAGTTCAACAAGGGTTAGAATATAAAATTAGAAATTTAACCTCTCTATATAATCAAGGAATAATTGGGCAAGAAAAATTTGCTTGGGAAATGGGTTATGATAAACCCGACCAAAAAGAACCAAGAATTAAACCGGAAGAATCCAATCAAGTATCATCACCAGGTGATAATGCAAAGAAACAAAAAAGGGAGGCAGATAAAGATACCTCGGATAGAAAAACAAGGGATAAAAATAATCCAAATCCTAAAAGGGCTGACCAAGATACAAGAAAACGATAAATAATAAATATTATGCCAAATTATGTTGATACCATGGTACTTGGAAATGGACATAGTATATTAATGTCCCATGTACCTAACCATCATGAAGAAATTTCTAATAGGTTTTTTAGTGAAGCTAAACCTAATAAGGATTCAATAGACCAATTTGGTTTATTTGGTTCAGGAGCTAATTATAATACTTTTTATCAAGATGTAGACCCAGAAGATTTACACCCCAATGATGAAGAGTTTATAGAACCAATGTTCAGGTTACTTTCAGCTTGTATAGTTTCAAAGAATTATATGCCAACTGAATTTCCCAAGAATGTTCTTAAAGATTCTATGAATCTTTTAGTCGGTCAAACAGTAAATTGTGACCATGAAACTGATGTAGCCAATGCTATTGGTTCTGTTAAATCAGTTTCTTGGCAAGAATCATATACAGTTGATGGAGTAACTATACCTGCTGGAATAAATGGGGTACTAAAAATAGATGGTAAATCAAACCCAAGAATTGCAAGGGGTATAAATATGGACCCTCCTTCTATACATTCCAATTCAGTAACTGTTCAATTCGAATGGAAACCATCACATAGATTTGAAAAAGAATGGGAATTTTATGATAAATTAGGTACCATAGCTGAAGATGGTACTATGGTACGTAGAATTGTTACAAGAATTATATCTTATAAGGAAACTTCTTTGGTATCACATGGAGCTGACCCATTTGCTCAATTAATAAAAGATAATAAAATAAACAATCCAGCTTATGCTGGTTCTGTTTATTATTCATTTTCGGAAGCTCCCATAAAGAAAGAAGACCTTCCAAAGAAACTTTCTTTCTTTGAATTCAAAGGGGCTCATGAAGTTGATATAATGTACAATACCAGTAAATTTATTAATGAAAATAATAATACTAACCCAAAAGATAAACCTATAATGAATGAATTAGAAAAATTTCTAGAATCATTATTTGGTGATGGTATGTTAACTCTACAAGAGGGGGCAACCATTAGTCAAGAAATGGTTCTCTCTCAGATTAGAACAATTGTATCTGAGAATTCTAGTTTATCTGAAGCTAAAACAAATGCTGAGGATAATATTAATAAATTAAATGGTGAAATAAATACCTTAAAAGAAACCATTGAATCAAATAAATTGATGGTAACTATTGGTACTAACCATTTAACTGAGGTAAGAAATAATGCAATTTCTTCCTATAAAAAGCTTGTTGGTGAAGATAAAGTAGATGAAAATATTATCTCTTTATTGGAATCCAATACTACAAGTATTGAGACTCTTATATCACTTACCAAAACCTATGATTTACAATTAGAAGAAAAATTCCCTCTTGTTTGTAAAGAATGTGGTTCTAAAAATGTAAGCAGAGCTTCCTCAGTAACAAAAGATGATGAATCTACAGAAGAAACTAAAAATTCTGAGGATTTAAATTCTACTATCAAAAATATAGCTGATTCTAAATTAAAATAATATAAGAAGATTATGATGCCCTATGTAAATCCCGAAGCAATGACTGCTGTTGGGAGTAAAACCAAACAAACAGTAATTTATAAAAGTGAATCTCATAAATTACATCAGGCATTTCCTGTAAAAAAAGATGAGGTTATACTTCAAGGTCAACCAGTACAGTTGAATACTGATGGTACTATTCAAGCTTATTTTGGTACTGGTATTTATTTGGGTATTGCTGTTACTGATACTCAATACCCTGCTTATCCTGTTGGGGAAAAAATTCCTGAAGTAACAGTAATGGTAGAAGCATTTGCTATTGTATATGGAGTAGCTGGAGAAGAAATGCCTACATGTGGTGCTGTACTTCCCAATAAACTTGATGAAGATAGCATATATGTAACATATATGTTAGATGATGAAGGAGCTTCAACAACAAAAGCTAATCCCAAATTTGTTAATTTAAATACTGCAGCAGCTATCAATGATTTAATTGCAGTAATGGTTCGATAAAAAATATTAAAAAGTAATATGGAAGACGTAACTAAAATGAAAGCACAGGACTTCACCAAAGAGTTGAGGTCAATTGTACAACTTTTGGATGCTACCCGTGCTGGTCACCAAAATCAAAGACCTGTTGATATTTCACTTAGTGAATTGGTAACAAACCGTTATGGGTTGTCAATTCAGGATTATTATGATAAGATTGGCATTAATCCCAAAAAAGATACAATGCAGAATATCTTTACAATGCCTGACCCAAATATCCGTTGGATTGTTCCTGAAATTATCCGTGATGCCATTTATTTGGGTATTAAGGAAGCTCCTTTCTATCCCAATATTATTTCTTCTGACCAAGCAATCAATGGGCTTCAAGTAATCATGCCTATGATTAACCCTTCAGATGCTGCACCTGCAAGAGTTAATGAAGCTGAAACTATTCCTCTTGGAGATGTAAGCTTTGGTCAAAAATCAGTAAGACTTTTCAAAATTGGTAAAGGTTTTAAAATTACTGAAGAGGTTAAGAATTATGTATCACTTGATGTAATGGCAATTTTCATTCGTGACTTTGGTATTCAATTGGGTTATGCCCTTGATACTTTGGCTATGGATGTATTGATCAATGGTAATCAAGCTGATGGTTCTGAATCTGCCCCAGTAATTGGAGTAAATACCACTGCAGAAGGTATTACCTATAAAGACCTTCTTAGAACTTGGGTTCGTGGTTCTCGTCTTGGTCGGGTATTCCGTACTTTGATTGGTGATGAATCAGCAGCAATTGATATTCTTGACCTTCCCGAATTCAAAATCAGAATGTATGGTCAACCCCAATCCACAATGAATTTGAAAACTCCTGTTCCCAGCAGCTCTGATTTCTATATTCATCCTGGGGTACCTGAAAATAATGTATTATTGGTAGACCCCCGTTCTGCATTAATTAAACTTACAGCTCGTCAATTGATGATTGAATCTGAAAAGATTGTATCTAATCAAACTGAAGCTGTATATGCTACAATTACTACTGGTTTCTCTAAGATGTACAGAGATGCTTCAATATTGATTGATTCTACTAAGGAATTTAGTACAAATGGATTCCCTGAATGGATGAATATTGACCCCTATATCACTGTAAACATTGAGCAGTAAACTCTTTTCATTTATAAAAGATACCTGGTATTCCATAAATATACATGGGTACCAGGTATCAAATTATTAATTTATTAAATCAAATCAATTATGGGTACAAAAGTAAAAGTAGGTTCAAAAGCTTATATATTTCATGACCAATCTACTGGTATTACCATTAAAAAGGGTGAAATAAAAGAGCTAACACCCCAACAATACAATTCAAAGAGAATTCGTTCTGCTATCAATGGTGGTCATTTGGTAATTACCAATGAAAACATTGAGAAAGAAATTAAGAAAGATGTAAAGGTTGATAATAAGAAAGCTATTGAAAAATTCAAAGAAATGGTGGAATCTGGTATGACCAGTGAAAAAATTGCCAAAGCTTTCAATTTGGAAACCTTAAAAACAATGGCAGCTTCTTTTGATATTGAAGTAACAGATGAAGATACCAAACTATCTATTGTCGAGGCTTTAATGGAAGATGAAGAAGATGAACCTTCAGAAGATTAAAAAAAATAAACTATGGTAGTTGATTTTATATTCAACACTGTAGGGTTAAAATCAAATTTTACAAACCTATCATATGAAGTCCCAGATGAGTATACCTACTCCTGGGACTTTGGTGATGGGGAAACTTCAACTGAATTGAACCCTACACATGAATATCAGAAAATGGGTTTTTATAGGGTTTCAATGTCAATTGTTGATTCCAATAATAGACCAGTAGAAAAGGTAACAAAAACTGTTTTGATATCTGATAAAGTAAAAACCCATTTATCAAACAGTATATATGTGTTGATTAATACTTATATACCTTATTCAATATTTGGAAAGGTACCTTCAAGTATTAAACAACAATTCATTGAGAAATGGCAATTATATATTCAGCCACTAGTAAATCATGAAATTCCAGTAGAAGATTTTAATAATGAACTTTATTATGAAGCTCTAGAAAATCAATTAATAATGGAATTGGCTGCCTATGATTATATGATATTAAGTATTCAAAATGTAATAAATGCTACTTCTCAAACCATTATAAGAGATAATTCACAAGGTTCAGAATGTGGTGGAGAATATTCTTCCCAAAGTTCTGGTTCCTCATCAGATACATCTTCTGCATCTGGGGGTTCAATAAAAAAGATTGTAACTGGACCAACAGAAGTAGAATATTTTAATGATACAGAATCTGAAAAAGATTTTATATCAAACATAACCAAAGCAACCCAACCTGGTGGTTTCATAGATATACTGAAACAAAATTTATGTATGCTAGCAGGAAGGTTAGATATATATCTACCAATCTGTGAAAACCAAACTAGGGTTGTAGTACCAAGAGTGGTAAACAGAAGGAAACCAAGATTATTGGATGGTCCAGACCCATTAGAAGTATTAAGGTAATATGCCAAAAATTAGCAGAATGTCCCAAAAAGATTGGGATAAATATAAATCCATAATAAATAACTTCATAGATGTAGATGCTGGTAAACAACCATTTTTATGGTTAAGAAAAATAAACCAACCATTGGCTTTTGGTGAAGATGTTGGAGTTAAATATGTACCTTATCAATTAGAGGGGTTATTCCAATATAATTTTATTAAAACCTGGGCATCATCTGGAAGAAATTCCATTTCAGGAGAACTAGATAATGGTAATTTGGTTTTATATATTTCTGCTAACCTTTTAAGGGAAAACAATTTATTAAACAAATATGGGTATTGGGATTTTAATTGGTCCGAAGATAGGTTTGTATTAAATGGGAAAGTATATAAACCATCTGGAGATACCCAAGTTGCACAAGCATCAGATGAAGCTCTTTTATTCTTTATAATATTAGATAGAGAAGACCCACAAGAGAATGAAGATATTTTACAATCTTATGTATCAGATACTACTATAATAAGTTCTGGAAAACAATCCATAATAAGAAATACAAATGGTAGAAAAGTTTATGAAATAATTTGATATGGAAAATCAAATACAACCACAACCATACTGGGCAGATTTTAAAATTAAAGTAGGTTTATATGCAAAACAGGAAGAAAATGGGGAGACCAAAAGAGTATTGATTGACCCAAAAGATATCCAGTTTAAATTTACTTATAAAGATGCAAAGGATAACCAGTTAGTTGCTAGTTATGATGGTACTACAAGAGTAAACCATAAGATTGAGGATAATTATATTATAGTGATTGTAAATTCCAATACCTTTCAATGTGGGTTATTAAAGGTAACTAGAGCATTCAATACTCCAGATTCTGATTTTAATGATGGAATTTGGGATTATGGGGATAAAACTGAATATACCAATATAGAAATTGTATCATGAATGTTACTATAGAAGAAGAGGTATTAGTTCCAGATGTACCAATAATAGAGGAGCAAGTACTTTATCCTTCAAATCCAATTTCTGTAGAAGAAGAGGTATTAGTTCCAGCTATTGTTCAAGAACCAAATGAGGTAGAGGAAGTAATAGACCCTGCATGGAGAGAGTATGTATATAATGTGGAGGATAAATTTGTAAACGTTATAATTACAGAATATCCAATGTACCCACCCATATTAACCATAGCATATTCACAAGCAAATTCTCAATTAAGACACTATATAGGAGAAGAACTGATAACTCCTATTACAATAAATTACTATACAGATATCATATTTTTAAATGATTATAAAGAGACTGGTATAGATTCACAAGGTAGAAGATTTTGGGTAGTTAGAACCACTATATCAGAGAGTTTGGATAAGATAGATGTTTTTTCATATAGTATATATTCTCAAATTGGAACTTACTATAAGGGGGTAAGATTACAAAATGATTCAGTTACATTTATTTCAGTAGGAGATAAGATATTTACAGAAAAAAGATATAGTATAAAAAGAGTTCCATTAGTACAAATGTATTCATTTGGTACAAATCTTTTAGGTGTAAAAATAAAGGGGAAATATTTATATAGTTTTATTAACATAACTGGTAATATTTTTCCAAAATTTAGGGGGTTTATACTAGATGACCCTATAACCATTGAATATTTTCCAGAAGACCATATCAATAGTAGTGTAATTTTCCCTATTCCTTCTTCCTTATATGGTCTTTTAAGGGTTCAGAGAATGAATATAGTAGAAGGAAGTCTTATTCCTTTTTATAATGAATGCAGGTCCATAAAGGGAGATTGGAAGATATGTGATTTCTCAAAATTTAAATTTATAAGAAAGCCAGATTATCCTGCTCCCTATGCTGGGTCCATACCACAAATGGGATATTATTCTTTTATGGTAGAAGAACTTATTTATCCACAAGAGACATTCTTAGGGGATTCTGTATATGATAATTTAAATAATTCTATTAGGTTAAGGAAAGTAATATACCCCCCATCAATGCCATATATTTACAATGCTGGATATTTCTTAAATTCACTTCCTAGTTTAGAGGAACTTTTTATCCCAAAAGATTTTGGTAGTTTATCAGAGAGAGGGACACATATTAATCAGATTTTATATTTTAATATCCCAGACTTTGTATTTGATATACCAGATTGTAAATTATTGGATTTTGGTATATCAAACTCAAGTTTTAATGGTATAAAGTTTAGTAAAGAGTCTCAATTTGTATGGAATAATTCATATAATAATGTGCTATCAATTATTTATTGTGTAATAAGTAGAGAAGCATTGGTGGATATATTTAATCAATTACCAGATTTTACTGGTCAATCAACCAGAACTATGAATTTAGTTGGTACAACTGGTGCACAAGAGTTAACAGAAGAAGATATAAAAATAGCCATCAATAAAAATTGGGTAATAAATAGATAGTATGAAACATTTAGTAGCAAAAGAAGGATTCCTATTTGTAAATAAGGATATCAGAAATGGTATTGTTTTAGCTGGTGAATTATATATTCCAGATGAATATAATTATTTGGATTATTATGATGAAATTCCAGAACAAGAAGCTTTAGAATTACAAGAAAAATATAACAATAATGGGGATAGGAATATTAATTAAAATTCTGGGTATACCCATAAATAAAGGTACCCCCAATAAAGATTCAAATAATGAAAAATCAAGGTAGAAAATCCATTACCCTAAGTTTACAGGTAAGTGTAATAGGTAATATACCAAGTGGTAACTTTAAGCTTGGTTCACCTAAGGAGGTTTTCCTTATTAAAAATATAACTGATGAAGCAATAAGCTTATCAGTTAAACCAGCAGGAAGTGGGGAATTCATTACCACAAAGATATATCCTGGTTGGAACCCAGAAATAATTTCGGAAATCCAAGATGCCCCTGAAAATTCTTTACAGTATGGGTATTAAGTAAAAAAAAAAATGTCAGGACAATTAATTATAGGAGTAGGAGGGAACCAATCATCATCAAGTTCCATACCAAAGAATTCAGTTACTTCTGATATGGTAAAATCCATAGTAGTAACTGATAGTGCACCTATAAAAGAAGATAATGTTCTATATTTTGAATATGAACCAGTATCATCTGTGGTATTACGTTCTTCAGCAGAAAAAAAAATCCCAAGATTTAGTAATGCAGAGATAAAGAATAAATTTATTAAGAATAACTCTGGAATATTAAATTTAATTCTAGAAAACCTCACAGATAATACCTATAAAAGGGTTAGGATATTATTAAGAAATAATTCCAAAGAATCTGGGAACTTAATTATACAGGATTCAGATTTTAATAAAGTTGGAACAAATACTTCTTATATCAGTAGTGGTTCAACTGGGTTTACCATAGAACCAAATTCTATATTGAGTATCCCAATAAACCTTTTGTTTGATAATGATGGTCTCTATGAAATCCAATTTGATTTAGTGTATTTAGATAGTGGTAATATTATCACTACCAATAAATTTGTAGTTCAGGTAGGGAATTAGATTATGGCAACACCAATAAGCTCATTTAATAACAGAAAAATCCAAAGAATTGTTTTTAATGGAAGGGAAATAAGAAAAGCTGTTTTTAATGGTTTAGTGGTTTGGACCAATGATGATTCAGAACCAAGACTTTCTCTTGAGAAACTAAGTGTATTTTTATCTGAACAAAACAATTTTCAAGATACTAATCAAGTGTACACAAATACAACTTTTTCTGTGGAATAAATAAAAAAAAAAATGGCAGAAGTAACCAAAAAAGGTATAGTAGTAAATCCTAGTACAGGTAGTGGGGATACTACTTTAAAAGTAAAAGCACAAACACCCAATAGTGGTAACCGTGTTAAACAATCAGCAGAATTTACAGTAACAGCTCCTGGAGTTTCACAACCCAAGAAATTTACTGCAAATCTATTACCCAAAGAGGAGTTTGTAAGTTTTGATAATAGTTCACCTGCAGTTGATAAAGCTGGTGGAGTAGTTACTATTACTGGTAAATCAAACTCTCAAAAACTTACCTTTAAAAAGGGTGCAGGTGATATAATCACAGAAGATATTTCTTCAATTGAATATCAGGCAAATGGTTCTAATACTGTAAATGGTGTTGCTATTGATGGTGACCCTGGAGCAACTGCTCAGTATACCTTCACTTTAACTTTAAATGCTGTTGAAAATGAGACAGTAGATGCAAGAACCCAACAGATTACAGTAGAAGGAGCTGGTGGTTCCAGTGTATCAGCTACTCTTACTCTTAATCAAACTGCTGGTGATCCGACTTTGGAAGTATCTCCTACTTCTATCGATGTACCTCAAGATGGTTCAGAAGTACAAGTACAAGTTACTACCAATACTACATTCACAGTTTCTTAAAAAGATTAATCAACAATCCAGGTGGAATTCAAAACCCACCTGGATTTTTTCCTAATAAGGATTATGTCAAAGAAAGCAAAAGCAAGTTCCAATATTATTGCAGAAATACCATGGAATGATGGTACTGGGGATAAGGTATATGTTAATTATAACCCTAATGAAAAATCCCAAACCATAAACATAACCTCGGATTTTAATTTTGGAAATCAACCAAGGGATTTAATAATTACAATCCAAACTAATTCACCAAATATAGACCCAGATTTACAAGTAAAATTTTCCTTACTTGTTACACAACAGGTTGACAATACAAGAGTAGTAGCCACATTTGATAACAAAAAATCCTTATATTCAAATACTTCTTCCCAATATGTAAAACAATCCTAATATTATGGAATTAAAAATATCAATACCATGGGGAGATGGTACTAATCAATATTTTTATCTTGATTTTTCTAAAATACAGGAAAATGACCAAGTCTTGGTTACTTCAGATAAAAATACCCAAGGTATTCAAAGAGTAAAAGTTATTGGATTCAAAGGAATATCAGAAAAAGTAGATAACAATCAACCAATAGCTTATTTACAAGTATTACAACAAACAGATAATAGTGTAGTAGCCACATTTGATAGTAATGTGAGTATATATGATGATAATAAAGCTTCCTATAAATATTAACCATAAAAAATAAAATATTATGCCAGAATTTAAAGACATATCAACATTTAACCAAGTAACCCCAGTTGGTACTGAAAGAATCCAGGTATCAGCAGCCAATTGTGTAACTCTAATGGATATTGCTAATCTTGGTAGTGAAACTAATTGGTATACTGAATTAGATAAAAGAATTACACAGAATAAAAATGATGCTCTTGCAGCTTATGAATTAGCTAATAATGCTAATAATAAAGCAGTTGAAGCTATGAGTGATGCGGAATCTGCTTTAAATAAAGCATCAAATAATCATTCATCAATAGTTTCATTATCCAATAATTATAAAGCTTTATCAAGTTATAACCTAATTAGTAATACTATTGCTAGTGTTACATTAACTGGTAATAATGTAAGTTTTATAACTAATTCATCAATTAAAACCATAATACTTAATATCACTAATTGGGGAGCGAACCTGGGTTCGCTCCAGGATTCAGTAATATATATTCCAAGAAGAAATGGAGTGGGTGGTACAGTTGAATGGAGTACTCCCCATAAAATAAGTGGTATATATGGTAATCTTACCGAAATAGAAATGATGGTTTCAAGTTTAAATAATTGTTGGGTAAGATATCAAGTAAGTCTAGTAAAAAGTGAAAATGGTAGTGGTATGGCTGGTTTTGACTTAATCATTATTGGTACTGTATTATTACTTAATCCTAACAAAGAAGTAATGGAGAGTTTATAATCAAAATATATTATAACTTATGAAAAAGTGGATTAAATCACCATACTTTTGGTTAATTATCTATTTAATAGCCATGTTTATAGTAGTTGCATTCCTTTGGAAGTATCTTCCAATATGGGAATCATTATTACTTATATTATGGTCAACCTGTTCTCTAGTAGCTGGGTATTTAGTTGCTAGGTTTCTATATAAACATTAAAAGTAAAACTCTTCTATGGCTAAAAAAATACCACATTTATCAATACCTTCAATTGGTAACCTTCCAATAGAAATAAAGTTATATGGTGATTGGCATAAAGCCATAGAATTAGTTGATAATCTTGGACCCAGTATTAAAAAAGGGTATGATACAGCAGTAAATAAATTTTCAAAGGATTTATTAAAGATTGTATTATTTTCTATAGCTACTGGAACTCCTCCAAAAGGTACAGGTATAAATTGGGAACCCCATAGTCCTATCACTACAAAGAAATATGGGGAACACCCAATTTATTACCTTACTGGTACTTATTATAGGGCAATAGGATTATTCAAATACAAGGATAAAACACTTGTTGGATTACCAAGGTCAAAAGGAAGGTCATCATCAGGTGGTATAACTCTTGGAGAATTAGCAAGAATTCTTGAATATGGAACTGGTGGAAGAGGTGGAGGTAAATCATCAGGAACTATACCACCAAGACCATTATGGAATCCTGCAATAAATGCAGTTGGTGGAAAAGATAGACTAAGGTCAATGATTATAAAAAATATCAGAAAACAATTATATGGTTTTGGTATAAGAGCCAACCAAGTTAGATGGAGGTAATAAATATGATAAATTCACAAGAAATCATAGAAAGGTCAATATATCAAGCCTTGCTTAATGCTTCTATAAAACTTGGATATTCACTAGACCCAAATAATTATTTACCCATAAGTATTGAAAACCAAAAGAGGTTTAAAGAAGACATGGATAAATTAAATAAATATATTTGGGTATTTGGTACTGGGAATAATCAATCCAAGGATAAGAAACTTACTCCAAGGATAGTAGTTAATGCAAGGGGTTTCTATCCTGGTGGAATTGGTTTACCTAAGTTACTTATACAAAAAGAGGAAGGAATAGGATTTACAGCAACGGAAGAACCATACGAAACCATAGACCAATTTATAGATATACATCTAATAGCTAATAATCAAGAAGACCTAAGATTATTACATCAGGTAATGTTTTATAGTATCCCACAAAGGGGTTATTTAAAACCTTATAATGTAGATGAATTTTTATTTTCTGGTAATATATTTCTGGAATTGGTAAACTTCTTTGATATTCCTAATTTAGATTTTGGGTTATTAGAGAAAGTTTACCAATTTGTTATTCAAGATTGTGTAATAAATGAAATTACAGAAAAAGCAGACCTTGTACCTATTACAGATATAACACTTCTATTAGAAAATTATGGATATAACCTAATAGAAGTTTCAAAATAAACAAATTATTAATCCCAAAATATAAAAAGTATGCCTAATACACCTAGAGTTGAATTCAACTTTCAAAACAACAATGTACAGCAATCTGTACCGTTATTAGGGGTATCCCATGTAATGGCTCGTACTACTAAGGGTCCTTTTAATCAACCAGATGAGGTTTTTTCAACCTATACCCAATTCCAAAGGGTGTATGGGGAAGAAATAGTTCCTGATGGTTCTATTTCTAATATTATGAAAGCCTTTGAAATAGGTTCAAAGATTAGGGTATCAAGAGTAGCTGGTGCAGAAACTACTGTAGCAAAAGGACAAGCTAAAACCTATACCTTCAGTTCTACAACAGGTGAAGGTTCAACGGGTTCACAAACCAAAATAACAATCAAATTGGAAGACCCAAATAGTGATGATACTATATCAATGATATTAAATATCAATACTAAAGAAGCGGGTAGCCCAATTCTTGATGATACTGGTTATGGGTTAAATAGAAATTTTTATGGTAGATTTTATGCCCAAGAAGGACCTACTACAAAAATTTATTTCCAGCAGTTTAAAGCTTATACAACCATTGATAATGACCCAGAGGGTGAACATGATTATCAAATGCAAATAGCTGCAGAAGATATTATATCCACTAACCAATTCTTCTCTGGTTCAAAAGCTGGTTCTTCAAGTATATTTGTAGAATCTCAGGTTTTACAGGATTTTATTAACAATACACCCAATATAGAATTGGTTTTAGCTTCAGATGAATCAACAGCATCATTTGATGATGAGTTTAATAATAAACTTAAAGCTCAAGGTATTAATGGAGTAGTTTCTACTCTTGCTAGTTATTCTAATTGGCAAGGTTCAGTATTATTTGATAATACAGCAATAAGTACTGCTTCATCTCCTCTTGTAATTATAAATGAAGGTGATAATGGTGGTAAATCAAGTGCTGCTACTTGGGTTGAAGCTTATGAAGCTTTAAAGGGTTATTCAGATGGCTACCAATTAATAGCTTCCCATATTCATCAAAATGATATGGTAAAAGCTAAATCCTCCGGACCTGGAGTAGACCCAGACCCCAATGGTTGGAAATCTGCCTATGTAGAAATTGCAAAAGATGTAGTTGCAAATTTTGAAACTGTATTATATGTAGAGGTTCCCAAATATGATTCAGAAGGAAAAGTACAAACCCCTGATGGTATCATAAATCAATTAGAAACTCTAGTACCACAGATTGGGTATGCTAAAAATATTGCATATTTTGCTGGTGGTATTAAATATTATGATGCAAATGGGGCTTTACAAAGTTGTGACCTTCTTGGTTCAGTAATTGGTTTGGGTGATGCTTCTGCTTCTCAATATGGTCCTTGGTATTCATTCTCTGGTATGAATAGGGGGGTAATTGCTTCTGCATTGGGTCCTGTAACTGAAAATTTGGGTGGACCTAGTAAAATAGAAGAACTCCAAAAATTAGCAGAATGGTATTGCAATCTTTTTGTAATAAAAGATACTAGAACCCAAGGAAAAAGAACTATGCTTTGGCATGGGTTTACTTCTAATCCCAAATCAGATTCAGAAAAATTCCTTTCAATTGTAAGATTGAATCTTTATCTCAAAAAGAATCTAAGACCTATTCTTGAAAGTTATTTGGAAGAACCAAATACCTGGTCTACTTGGCAAAGTATATATTATGAAGCCAAGAAAATTCTTGATGATTTAATTGGTACTGCTATTACTGAATATACATGGATGGGTGACCAAGATGCACAATCCTATGATGATTTGGTAGTAAATAATGAAGCTGATGTAAGACAGGGAAAATATCATATTATATTGAAATATATAGAGATTGTTCCCTTGCAAGAAGTAACCATGGATATTGTAATTGATTCTGTATCAAAAGATGTAAACATATCAGCAGAGTAAATTTATTAAAGATATAAGATTATGCCAGCTCAAGTAAAAAATCCAAGAAAGAAATTTTTATGGTCCATAGAATTTCCTTCACATCCAATAAATGCTTATCTTTTTCAGAATGTAACTTTACCTGAGATTACAATAGAAGAAGTAGAGCATGGGGATGTAAACCGTTCAGTTAAAACTGGTGGTAGAGTTTCAGTAGGTACCATGACTGCTCAGAAACTTGAAACTACTTCTGGTTCTGATACCTGGTTCTGGGATTGGTTATTCTCAGTTCAGGATATGATTAATGGTGGTGGTTTAACTCCTAGCCAATATTGGCAAACCGTAATTGTAAAAGAATTAGCAGAAGATGGAGTATCAGTTCTAAATAAATGGGTATTAACTGAAGTATGGCCCACTAGAGTAAATGGGCAAGAATTAGACCGTATGAGTTCTGATAATTCAATTGAAGAAATAGAGTTCTCAGTAGGTACTTGTGATAAATTATAATATTGCTTTTATGAAAAAAGGGAGGGCTCATATATTATTGGGTTCTCCCTTTGTTTTTTTTTATAACCATTTAAACTCAACACAACATGGAAAAAGAAGAATTAACAGGTTACAATGTAACATTTACAGCACCCTCTGGTTATGAATATACCATTAGGGAACAAAATGGAGCAGATGATGATATTTTATCAAACCCATCAGAAGCTTCAACATTAATAAATATTTCAAGATTTATAGCTGGTATAGTAATTGATACCAACTCTACAACTAATAGAAAATTAACAGTAGAACAAGCTCATATGATGCCCTCATTAGATAGATATGCAATCCTAATAAAATCCAGGATTTTATCTAATGGGGAAGACTTAGAGTTTGAATATGATTGGGGTCCTGATGGGGGTGGAAAAAGTACTTATTGCCAACCATTGGATGAATACCTATTTGATTATTCAAAGGAAATTGATGATGATACTTTGGCTAGTAAACCAAATGCTATAAAACCATATCCTTTAAAAGATAAAACTAAAGATATAGCTTTTTCATTATCATCTGGTAAAGAGGTTAAATTTGATTTATTAACTGGAGCTAGTGAATCTTATTTAGTTAATTTACCATTAGAACAAAGAACCCAAAATAAAGCTCTAGTAGCAAGGAATTTATGCCTATTAGTAGATGGAAAATGGGAAAAAGTATCTTCTTTCCATTTATTCTCAATGAAGGATATGAGAGAGATAAGAACTAATGTAAAAGCTATAGACCCTGAATTCTCAGGGATTTGTACTCTAATGAATCCTCATAACGGTATGTCAGCTGATATTAATATCATGGCTATCAAGGATTTTTTCTATCCGGGGGAGATTTAGAGAGAGATTTCTTTTACCTACATCAAGCAAAAATAAGAATCAGTTTTACTGAATTGTTATATTTACCAATCAGACGTCGATTAAAATTATTAAAATTGGCGTCTGATTATTTTGGTTCTCTAAATAAAAAATAACCCCCAATATCATGGCTTATGTCACCAGTGGAAGTCTAAGAGGTAATTCCTTGGAAATAGGTATTGCTCTAGTACTTCAAGATAGATTCTCCAATCAAGCTAAAGATGCTTCTGCTGCAATTAGAAGACTTCATAATGAAGCTAAGGAAGCAGTAACAGCAAATCTTCAAACTGCAGATAGTATTCTTGGTAATGTATATAATGGTTTTTTAAATGTTGCTACTGGAATAACTAATACAGTATTACAAGGTGCTGAATTTATTGATACCATGACCACTGTATCAGCTATTACTGGTTCTACCAGGGAGCAATTACAAATGCTATCGGAAACTGCTCAATCCTTGGGTCTTGAAACCATGTTTGGTTCCCGAGATATTGCTTCTGGTATGAAATATCTAGCAATGGCTGGTAATACAGTTGAACAGGTTAATGATATGATTAAGGGTGCAGCTTATGTAGCCAATGCTACTGGTATGGAACTTGGTGGTAAAGGTGGAGCTGCAGACTTAATTACCAATGTTATGAAGACCTTTAAAATTGTAGGTGATGGTGCTTCAGAATTAGTTGGAGACCAGTTAACCAAAGCAACACTTTCTGCAAATATATCCATGACAGATTTAGCAGAATCCATTAAATATTCTGCAGCTGATATGGTTATGTTAAAGAAGGAACTTCCAGAAGTAGCTGCAATGATTGGTACTCTTGGTAATGCTGGTATACAAGGTTCAATGGCTGGTACTTCATTAGGTAACATGGCAAGATACCTTATAAAAGCCTTTAACCCAAAAACCGATGCCTATTCATTCTTACAAAGAATGGGATTATCTCAACAGGATTTTGTGGATGCCCAAGGAGACCTTATAGACTTTGGTGACATCATGGAAAAAATAAGCAAAGGGGTTGAAAATTTACCATCAATTGATAGAGGTAAAGCTATTGGTGCTATATTTGGTGTAAGAGGTCAAAGAGCAGCAAATGCTATTATGAATGACCTAGAAGGATATAGGAATCTATTAGACCAAATCCAGAATAATTCAGCAGGATTTGCAAAAGATATTGTTGATAAAAGAATGAATACTCTAGCTGGTTCTATAGATAAGGTATCATCTGCATGGGAGAATTTAAAGGTGGCATTTACAGAACAAATTGGTCCAGCGTTAATGCCAATATTAAATACCATATCCCAAATTATAGAAGCAGTAAGGGAATTTGTAACCACCCCAGTTGGGGCTTTTGCTTCCCAAGTATTTGTATTATCCACATTTATTGGATTAGTTGGAACCAAGGTACTTCAATTAATTACCAAATGGAGGTTATTAAGGAGTGATACCCAGATTGGATTTACTAATATGTTCAGGTTAATCAGAGGTGGTTGGCAAGGAGCTACTCTTGATTTACAGAATTATATGAGATTACAGGGGTTATTAAATGCTCAAACTACTTATGGATTACCATATTATGCTTCCATGGCCAAACATCTTGGGACCCCAGTTGGTGGTGTAGTATATGACCAAAGAACCAAAAGATGGAGGTCTCATGACCAATCAGTTACTGGGTTAGGTAAAGGAACTTTTATGAAAGAAAGGGATGCTATTAGGTATACAGAAACCCATGGTACTGGTAAACAAGTTGTTAGTGGATTTTTTGGAACTGGAGTTGGTGCTACAACAACTGGTACTCAATCTACTTGGGGAAAATTATTAGGTCTTGGTTCAAAATTATTTGGTGTATTAAGTTTAGTTAGTTTAGGGGCAATGATATTAGTACCATTGGTTAAAATGGTTGCTAATGCCATAAAAGGAAATACCGAAGAAGTAAAGAAAAATACCTATTCCGTAAATACTCTAGCTGGTAGATATGCTACAGAACAAGAAAGGTTAGCATCTGGTAAAAGTTTGGATTTAGCTGGTGAAGTAAGATTGTTGAGGGAATCCATAGAAAAATTCAATAAAAAATCTAGTAATCAAACTTTAACTCTTAGGTTAGAAGATTTGAATGGTAAGGAAATTGCTAGAAAAATTGTGGATTTGAATGATGATTCAAATCAAACAAATGGTATAAAAGTTGGGTAAATTAATTGGTTTATGGCTAGTTTAGTACACAATATAGTTGATTCAGCAAGAAATAAATTATCTGCCAAAATAGATAATGCTATTGCTGGTATTACAAATAATGGTTTAGGCCCAATAGATAACAAAGCTCTTAGAGCTACGTTACTTATTAACAGGGCAAACCCTAAGCTCCCAAAGATAAATTTTCTAGAATATGAATTTGGTGGAGTAATAAGAGATATAAAAGAAACCTTTGGTATAGGTTTACAAACAGCTAGACAAACTTCATCTACTAGTACAAATGGAGGAACTGTTTTTAGAAGATTAACCACTCCAAATAAAAATTCACTAGTAAACACCTCATTCAAATCAGATAATGCTGGTTCAAATCCTGGTATTTTGGTTTTATCATTAAATCAAGGTATAAGGAAGCTTCAAAGAGAAACTCTAATACCTAAAAACAATATTATTATTGTAAATGATAATGTAAGTCCTGCTATATCCATTGTTATCCAAAATAGACCTAATGAAATATCAGTAGATACCCAAACAAGCTGGGTATCAGTAAAATCCATGGGTAGGAATAACCCTTTCATGGTTTACACTGGTGGTGAAGATACAATATCATTTGATATATCATGGTATTCTAATGACCCCATGAATAGAGAAGATGTTTTAACCAAATGCAAATTATTGGAATCATGGTCCAAAGCAAATGGGTATAACCAATCCCCACCAGTTCTTAGAATTTCATGGGGTACTTCTGGTATATTTGATAATGATTTATTTATTCTTTACTCTGCGAGCTACAAATTGAATAATTTTCAAGATAGGTATAGTGGTAATTCAATTGATACTGATGAGTTTTCAAGAAGTGTATCCAAAACAATAAACCTTGGTTTATTGCCAAGCATAGCAACTCAATCATTAGTATTTAAAAGAGTGACTAATAAGAATCTTACTCATAATGATATTTGTTCACCAGAAAAATTACAAAAATTAAGACCATCAGAAGTAGGAGGGGTTCAAACAACTATTTCTACTTCCCCTACTTTTATTAATATACCAAAAACAACTATTCCAACAGAGTTAAAACCATTTTAGTTATGGCAGATTTTAATCCATATTCTGATTCAGTAGCCATATTATTTGATAATGGTGATATTATATTAGAAAGGAACTCAAATAAAAGAGTAAAAAATACTGTAGTACATACAGTAAAAGAAGGAGAAACTATACAAAGTATAGCTTTTCAATATTATGGTGATTCTGGTTATTGGGTTTATATAGCTGATATTAACAGTATATTTAACCCATTTACTGAATTAGAGGAAGGTATGGAAATTTATATACCATCAATTTAAATTATCATGGGAGATAGTGAAAATATTTTATTAAATGGTACCGGTACCCCATATATATCCATATTTGATAGTAAGGGTAATCCAATTATAGACCCAGTTAGTGGTTTACCAATAGGGGACCTTGTTACATCATTTACCTATGTATACGATGAAGAACGAGAAGATAATGGTAATATTCATATTATATGTAATAACCCAGATTTAATATCATTATCAGCTCTTGGTTATCAAATGGGGTTAAGATTACAATGGGGTTGGGTATTATCAGAATCCTCCATTTTTTGTGGACCAGTAAGAAAAGTTATCATAATAGGAGTAAAAGTTGAATTTACTAGTAATGGTGTAGAGATAGATTTAGATATAGCTGATTCTTCCATAATGTTAAAAAATACACCATCAAATTACTATAAAAATAATTCTGAGGGTTATTTATTCTCTGAATATGTTAAATGTTTAGTATCTGGTTTACCAAATGACCAAAGTTTTACCATAAATGATTATAAAAGTCAGGATGTTATAGAAGTCAAAAAATTTTATAAAGTAGTAGACCCAAGTCAAGTATCAGATTATGAAACTGTATCTAAATCTGGTGTAGTTGGTAGAAATTATGTATTAGGTAATGGTAAAAAAGGAGTTAATTCAGATTACCCCATTTATAAGTTTTTAGAGCAAAAAGAATCTGTTAATTATCAAGATTATATACCAGTAGTTTTATTTGAGATAAATCCCAATATAAGTGAAGAGGAACGAAAGAAGTTATATAATAGAATGGACGAAATGATTAAATTATTCCCAAATAAATACGGGTATATAAATATACAACAGAAATATAACTTTTCTCGTATACTTAAAGGTACAAGTAAGAATATATGGTCCCAATTTCATGACTTGATAAATAATATACCAAATGGGCCATATTATATGGATGGTAGAGATGGTAAATTGGAGATTCATAATAGAAAGTACAATAGACCAATATCCAAAATATATACCTATTATGGTGGTAATGGTGAACTACTACATTTTTCAGTAGAATCAAAGTTTATAAAGAAAACAGTATCAGTAACCAAGGGTTCAGAGGTATCCCCAGAGGATAAAACCATTAAAACTAAATCCGAGCAGGCTGTAAATACCCCAGAATCAGTTTTATATTTAAAAAAGGAGTATGAAGGTAATTTGGTTCCTATGCAAACTTATTCTACCATTGGTATGGGATATTACTTTAATGCCTATGATACTTATACTGGTTCACTTATTCAAAATAATAATTCAGCTAAGGATGTAGTTCAAGAGCCTAATGGTAAATTAAGGGGTGATTATATTAACCCATATAAGAATATACCTCATTATAATAGTGTGGATGAGGGTACTAGTAAATCAAGGGATAATGTAGTATTCACTCAAAAAGAACTTCAGGATTTTGTAACAGAACTTAAAGCAAACTTTAAAACCAAGTTAGAACATAAAAATGGACTTAATGAAAATGCTTCTGAAAAATCAATATCTGATATATTACATGGGGTTGTAGATAAAATGCCATATTTACAAGTTAAAAGGCAATTTTTAGTTAGGTCAGATAATTATAGAGCTCCAGATATAAATAGTGGTGGTGGAGGTATAGATTATGTAAGAGAATGGGAATATTCAGGAAAAAATAGTGATTTGATATTATCAAATGATGAACCTTATGGGTTAAAATTAATCCAGATGGGTATCCCACAATTTGAAGAAAATAATAAACAAGTATTGTATGATTTGTATGAAATAACTTTTCAAGTAGATGGTTTAAAAGCTATTAATCAAGGTGCACTTGATAGTGGTGTAGCAATGGGTAATGATTTGGAAAATAGTACAACAAATCAAATAACTGCCTCTGCTACTGTATTAGGTGACCCAACCATTGAATCATCTATGAATTTTATAATACAGAATGTATCCAGTTTATATTCCGGTAAATGGTACTCAAAAAAAGTAACTCATAATATAACCCAAGGAAGTGGATATACCTGTGATATAGAATTTGTTCAAGAAAATAAATTACTCAATAGGGTAGTAGTAAGCTCAGAGGTATCAACTCATAATTTTTTGAAAAATATTAAAAGTGATATTTCTAAATGGTCAAAGAATTGGACAGAAGACCAAGTTAGGAATATGAGTGTATCCGAGGGGCTAGAAGCTAGTGTAGAAAAAGTATCAGAAGATAACCCAGATAAAAATATTCTTGGGGAAGTAAACCCAAATGGTAGTATATCAGTTACTATAGATACATCTGGAGGTACTAAACAATATGATTACCCAACAATACAGGTTAATAGTGAAAATGATTTTATGTTAAATTCATTATTTAACTAATAAAGTATGTCGTCAAATTTAGTTGAAATTATACAAAGGTATGGGATAGAATATGTTGGTAGATTCTACTCTATATATCGTGGAGTTGTAACCAATAATAAAGATGATACTGGGATGAATAGACTCAGTCTATATATCCCATCAATACAAAATGGTATAAATGTAATAGCTTTACCAAAATCTACTAGTTTTGGTAGTATAAATTATGGGATTAAATTAATAACCCCACGTATTGGAGAAGTTGTATATGTGGAATTTGAAAATGGTGACCCATTTAAACCATTGTGGTCTTATCATGGTTGGGCAACCGGAGAAACCCCAGATGATTTAAAAGATAATAATTCAATAGGATTGGTTACCCCAGAAGGTAACAAGATATTTATAAAAGATATTGATGGGGAGCTTTATATACAAACTAACTCCAAAGTAAATATATCAATACTAGAAGGACCAAGTATTAAAATGACACAAAAAGGTTTTACATTTAATTTTGGTGATGATTTTAGTTTAAAGAAAACATTAACCCAAATATTAGATGCTATACTTCAATTAACAGTAACTACTGGAGTAGGTCCTTCTGGTACCCCAATAAATGCACAAACTTTTACTGATATTAAGAATTCACTTGATAATTATTTAGAAGAATAGAAATTATGTTAGTAAAACAAACAATTAAATCAGAAATAAAATCTGCTTTTACAGAAGTAATGAATCAAGCAGATGATGATAGGGATGGAGCATTAGATAAAGTATCAGATAAATTGGCAGATGCCATTATTAATGCTATTAAAAGTGCTACCATTACATATACTACTGGTCTAGTAACTTCAATGGGTCCAGTAACTGGTACATTTGGTAATACAATATCCTAATAATTTAATTATGAATCTAGAACAACTCAACTATATAGGAACTGGTCCATATTTCCCAATAAAATTAACCACAGTGTTAGATGAAAATGGGAACCCAGAACAAGTTGTACAACCAGATGGTACAATTGTAAATAAAATCTCTTGGAGAAACCTAAAAGGAGATATTAATCTTATAAAACAGAACCTTACTTCTCTTTTCACATATCAATTAGGTCAAAGGATAAGGCAAGAATATTTTGGGTCTAGAGTGTGGGAGTGTATTGAAGAACCAAATACTCAAGCCTTATCCTTCATGATAAAAACCTTTGTGAAAAATTCCATAGTTTCCTGGGAACCAAGGATAACAGCCTTAGATGTTCAATCAGAAAGAGTATATGATAAAATCCATATACAAATTAGGTTTGCAATCCAAAATCAAACCTCAATAAGTGAATTAAATTTTGAATATAATCCATCAAATAATACCATCAATGTCAACTAGTAATAATTGGTTAAATCCTTATCAAAGGTCTTTTAATGATATTAAGGCTAAATTAATATCCGAATTAAGATTACAAATCCCAGAAATAACTGATTATAGTGAAGGGAATATATTTGTAATCATAATATCCATTTTTGCAGCTATTGCAGAAGTAATTCATTATTATATTGATAATATGGCAAGAGAAGCATTTCTTCCAACTGCTAGAAGATATTCTTCTTTATATAAACATGCCAAACTAGTAGATTATCATATTAAATCTGCAATTCCAGCTACAGTAGATGTTGTTCTATATAAGAATGATGATACTCCAATTGGTCAGGATATAACAATTCCATTAAATACTGAATTCTCATCTTCAGATGGTAAAACCTGGATATCCACAAAAACTGTTATTTGGTATAAAGACTCCTATTATGTAACTGTACCATTAGTACAACAAAAATCAGTTGGGGTACCAGATAGAATCCAATTAGGAAATATATTATCACCAGATTCCATAATATATATAACTAATATACCCTCAGACCAAAAATATGTAGAAGGTTCAATGAATCTGTATATCAATGATGAACCTTGGATTTTGGTAGATACCTTTGCTTATTCTTCATCAAGAGATAAGGTATATAAGATAGAGGTAGATGAACAACTTAGACCATATATAAAATTTGGTGATGGTCAATTTGGTATGAAACCAGAATATAATGCAACCATAGAAGCTTCCTATTCATTAACCTATGGTTCAGCTGGTAATATAGCTACCAATAATTTTACTACTGTACCACAAGATATTCAAGTTATAGACAATAAGATTACAATTAATAATGTAATCCCAGCTACTGGTGGTTCTGACTATGAAACTTTTAATATGTTAAAAAATCATATCCCTTTATCAATAAAAACCCTTGGAGTAGCAATTACTAAAGAAGATTTTGAAGCTATTGCCAAAATGGTTGGTGGGGTAGATAAAGCTTATGCAAATTATGTTTGCGGAAGATATGTAGAAATTTATATAACCCCAGATGGTGGAGGGGAAGCTTCTAGTGCATTATTAGATTCTGTTGAAAAAACAATATCCAAAAGTAAAGTAATTACTACTAGCATAGAAGTATTATCTACCCATAAATCACAAGTATTTTTGGATATAACCATAACTGGGAAAAAATCCTTTAAATCTAATGATATTTCAAATCAAGTAAAGAAAGCTTTAACTACAGCTTATGATTACAATAATTCAGATATAAACAAACCAGTAAGATTATCAGATATATATGCTTTAATTGATAATCAGAGTATGGTTGATTATCTTACCATAAATAAATTATATCAATTACCATACCCAGTTCCTCAAAAAAATACGAGTTTACCATTAAATATTTCATATTTTGTTCAAAACATAAATCCAGTTAGTATTGGAGAACAATATTGGGTTATAGTAAATACATTTTTTGCTAATAAACATTACGATGTTTTAATACAAAAATTCTATGGGGAAGGTTCAAATAATAGAATATTAGGTAATGGTTCTTATGGGGAGGTGATAAATGTATTAGATTTAGAAACCCAAACAAAAGTAATATTTCAAATCACTATAAATAAACCATCAGAAAATCTGGATTATGGTGAAGATGATAAATATGAATTAACATTATTACCTATGGGTCAGGATTTATACCCATTATCATATCAAATCCCAATCATAGAAAATCAAAATATAACCTTATCAATAAATGAAGTCGTTTAAGAGTTTTAAACAATGGGTATTTCCTAATTTATTCCCAGCTTATTATAAGGATTATGATACTTATAAAGATAAGAATGGGAAAGGTATTCTGGAAAGATTCATAGAAGTATGTTCAAATTATCTAGATACTGATATTATACCAGATATAGATAATTTTATGGATATATTAGATGTGGATGTTACCCCTGATATATTTCTGAATTATTTTTGGGAATATTTTGATTATATACCCTATGCTTATGGGGTATTAGTAAAAGGTGTACCTTTTACTAAAGAAAATGTAGCTAGTTGGTTAAATACTCCAGATGGATTTCCAAAAGCAGATACTAGAAGTATTTTAAAATATGCAGTATCTTTATATAAAATAAGGTGCACTCAGGATTTTTATACAATACTTGGTAGATTTTATGGAGTAAGGTTTGAATTAGAAGAAATTCTATTCGAGGACGGATATAGTAATAAACCAAGTAATAATCCTGGTATTAACTATAGACTTATAGGCGCTGTATTCGAGGACGGATATAGTAATAAACCAAGTAATAATCCTGGTATTAACTATAGACTT